CCCCTCGGTTTTCCCTACCGATTGTTCTTTTTCTCAGCCACAACAAGGCTTCCTCGAGCTTAGTAATAGCAATAGCATTATCCCTGCAAGCGAATTCGGTTTTCTGAAAATGTTCAAGTCTGGTAATGACCATTGCTATTAAATCCTCGTTGCATACTCCATTTACGCCACACTCCATGGTCGGACCTTCTTGGAAATGAATAACACTCAGCGATTCCCTATCTTCATCACCTTCTCTGTCATGGCTTTCGCATACGATAAAATAATGCGGTGCATTATATTTCATCTCTTCGGGGTTTTCGTGCCATACCTCCGTATATTTATTGGTTAATAGATCGTGTTTAAGTTTTTCCATTAAACTAAATCATCCTTTCTTGTTGTTGCATGGAGTTTTTAATATCATCTTGCATGAGCTTCATAATAGTTGCTTCCTGCTCCTCTGGTGGTAGTTGCATGATCTTCTGTTGCACCTCTTCGGGCTGTGATTCAAGCCAACTCGCCATTTGTTCATATTGCGCTTCCTTGTCTTGCCTTTGCACTTGCGCTTCCTGCTGTTGCTGTTCAATCTGCTTTTGTAGATTATCCTTAACTCTCTCTATAAGATCATCGTTGCTGTAATCTTTCGGTAGAGTTTCGAGGAAGTCTATCATGGTGAATAGAGGATCATTCCGACTCAATAGATTGTTGAGCATTTCAACCTGCTGCACTTCAGAGTAGAAAGTTGAGGGTCCTACATCACACTTAACATTCAACCATAGATTCTTCAACTGAGAGAAGTCAAACATCTCTCTGTGCCTAATCCCTTTATCATTGACGATAATTGGTCTTAGTCCGTAGTTCGTACCCATCATATCTACTAAGATTCTACCTATATCTTCAATCCACTCATAGAGGTTAGAGCGTGGATTCTCAATAGGGATAGATGCTTGACGTACTGTTGTTGCTATGGCTGCGCCTGATGCTTGTTCAGGGTTGACATTCCCCAGTGTACTATCATTAATGCCTAACATTTCTTTGGTGTAGTTGATTGCCATTTCTATGACTTTGATAATCTCGCCACTCATAACCCCAGGGTTCAATTGCCCAACATAATTCATGATATTTTCACCAGGCATAGCACCATGCACACCGATGGCTCCGGCTATCATGTTTGTGATCCCTGAGATTTTATCAGCATTGTAGATACGTTTTGGGAATGCTGCGTTCATAAGATGATACATCACCATAGCGAATTGCCTATTGATATAGATTTGATTAGGGATTATATCGGTGCATAACGCCCTACCGTGGTATTGATTCTCTTGTTTCTCCCAACATAGCCCGGCTACCGGGTAATGAGATAAGCCAAGGTCAACATCTTTATACATATAGGCTGATTCTGTACATTTTGTGGCTAAGATTGTGTCTTTGTCAGGATCATAGGTATAGAGGATGAGGTATAAGGCCTTTCCATTGTCATCCGAATTGATCTCAATCTGTGACATTTCCCCTGCTTCATATTGAGTGTCGGTATCAGATTGGATTTGTTCTTCTTCCGATTTGTACCTTTTGAATTGCTTAGCCTCTCGCTTTAGACGCTTAACCGATTCTCTTCCTGTTATACCTACATAAGGTTGTGTGTCGGTTGAAATGATGGGGTTATTAGGATTGCCTAAAAAAGTGTTTGTTCCATTCACCAACTCAAACTCTATCTCTCCCTGTACTTCACCGAACATCCCACCATAGGGCTTTTTGTTCATGTTAAAGTATAGGTGTCCGTATATATCCCCCATCTGTGCAGACTTAAACAGCGCATCTCTTATCCTATTGTCCATCTTGAACTTTTCAAAGAGGTTGGAAATCTCCCCACCTGCTATGTCTGATGCGTGTTGTTGCTCTTGCATCTCTGGCGTTTGTTGAGATTCTTCCTCTGCATATTCAAGGGGCTCAAGGTTGATAGATGTCTTACTGCTAGTAATAGAAGCAACAAAGAAGGTTATAGCCCTCTTAATGATATTGAATACTGGCGTAGGCATTCCGTTTGACTCTACATTGCGCCACTGATTGCCATTGTACATTTCTATATTAAGGTTGACGCTCTCATTATAAGGGGGTTCTAGTGAGTTGTTGTACTTCCTGCCATCTAAAAGCTTTTGCCATTCGCTTAATCGTTCGCTCAATTATCCACCCTCCTTCCTAACGCTACATCATAATCATAGTTCATGACGTTCTCCACGCCCTTCATACGCCTTTGTAGCTCTCGTTCTTCCTGCTCTGTAAGTTTGTTCACTATGTCGGTTTTGCGTTGCCTACGACCTAGATAATAGGCTGTAGCGAGGCATAGCAAAAAACCCAGTGTTCCCACTGAGCCTATGAGGATATCCATTCTTTTCACCTACTTTTAAGACGTTTTATGTCCTCCCACGGTGGACTTTCAAGGTATTTAATCATGATTATCGCTCAATGCCTACTCCTGCAACAATTCCCAATGTAACACACTCCACTTGTGTAACATTCGCTACCACTGGAAGAACTCTTGAGGCATCTCTCTACCTAGATCATTGAGCATCTTATTAAGCTTTCCCTCCTTGCTCTCAGGATCAATTTCATTAGGCTTAGTCATTAGATTGTCCCTCATATAATTTCCTAACCCGGTTAAGGCATCTGCACCATCATCATGTTTGTTCTTGCCCATCTTCACATATGAGGTCAGTTGACGCATGAACTTATCATAATCGCTACCCGGTTCATAATCTTTGCGGAAATAGAAATACTCTTTGACATAACCTGCACACATTAATATACGAGTCTCTTTATTTGTTGTAGCGTTGCACGTTATGACAGAGCAATAGCTCTTACCCTTGATGAGTTTTGCCACATTACGAGAGTATTGATAGCCACCATTATTACTTTCTATCTGCATGAGTTGAGTTTTTGTATCTATGATCTGCTGTGCTACTAAAGGTTCTGTAATCTCTACACCGTCCTGCGAAAAGACAACATCAGTTATATAGGTATATTCATTAAACCTTCTACCAATAAGCGAACACAGGTAATCCTCGCCCTTATCGGCTGTATCCGTAAAGCCTATGATCCCATCAGGTTGCTTTGTTGCTATGTCCGTTAGTGTGAATCTGTTCAACTCTTCTATAGGATAGAGTAACCCTTTAGACTCAATAGGGTGCTGCATAAATTCAGCTTCCCAAATAAAGTCCTCTGTGATCTTCTTTAATGAGTGATATTCAGGCGTTGTCTTGATCTCAGAGCAGAAGGTTTCTCCATCCTCAGTAAGTGCCGATATGCTCAATACTTTCATATTAGGTTTATAGGCTTCACTGTCAGGGTCTGTGAGATGTCCTATAGGGTCCTTACGCGTCCACCTTGTTGCTATGTGTATCTCCGGGCATCCTGTTTCTAATCGTGACATATGGGTGGAGCCGTACCAATTCCATATATTATCAATGACGGTTTCGGATAGAGCTTCTTCAATGTTCTTCACCGGATCGTCAAGGATTGCAATAGTCTTACATCCAAAACCAGTAATAGGGCCGCCAACCCCTGCGCAAAAGTATGCAGGTTGAGTGTTATTATTAATCGTCCAGTTATCTATGGCACCCTTAGCAGTTATGCCAGGGAAAACCTTCTTATACTTAGGATCAGAGATGATACCATCTCGTATGTCCTTACTGAACTTCTCCGCTAGTTTGGCAGCATATGAATTACGCATAATAGAACCGTTAGTGTCCCTACCTAACATCCACGCACAGAAGAGAGAGGTTATATAGCTCTTTCCTGCCCTTGGGGGCATTGATACTGCCAGTTCTTTTACTTTACCTTCCGCAACCTCCTGAAAGGCATCAGCAATTAGCCTTAGATGAGGCTTACCGGGTGTGAAGAATGATGGGTCCATATATACGCAAAAATCATAAAAGCATTGTCTTGCTAATTCAATCTGTGCTTGCTCTGCTATTTCCTTGATTTGTTCATTAGTCAGCTTGTTTAAGTTTAGCAAGCTGTCTCAACTCCTCAACGGTTAAACCGGATAAATCTATTTTACTATCTGTTTGTATTGGCCCTCCACCTGATCCGCTAACCTCTGTCTTTTCAGTGAATAGCTTTAAGTGCTTCCCTAATAGCTCATATGCTTTTAGGGTATCTGATTCTCTTATCCCTTCTCTATCGGCAATTGCTTTGATCCCATTCAAGACATACTCAGCCGTGATACCTGTCTTGTTAGCCCTATCCTTCATAGCTTTTTCAATGGCTAGGTTCAGTTGAGGTTTTCTAAGGTTTTCATATCCAATAACCTCTGCTGTCTTAGGAGAGTAACCTGCACGAATGGCCGCTTGCGTAGCATTCAAGTCAATCATATATTCCTGTATAAATCTCTCCTGCTTTGCTGTTAGTGCCATTGTGATTACCTCCTAAATCAATCTCTTATTCCATAAAAATGCCTCGATTACTCTTCATCTGTCGATCAAAGACACCAAATACCTCACTATCTTCATATCTCCCCACAACCCCTTCTTCATCCCTACACCTATGCTCTTCTCTATCCCATTTAATGCAGGTTGCACAGTTCACCCTAGAGGTCGGGTCATTTATCCTCATAAACTCTCTGCACGTTCTTGTATCTGCCATTGTTCACACCTTCTTTATCATACTTCATTCTGATATTTCAAGATGCTCATTAATGATGTGACTTGCGTAGATATAGCCCTTAAAGAATCCCTTCCACTCGTGTACATAGCCTCTTTGAGATCACGATTATATTTAAGCTCAGCTGTATTGCCTCTCGCTATATCTCCTATTAGCGTTACGCTCATGCCCTCAGATTTCAGTTTAACTATCTCAATAGCTAACGCTCTTCTATAATCCCTCTCTGCCTCTGCATTTGCTTTAGCTAGGAGAAATAAAGCGTCAGCACCTTTACTTAGTCTTAGACTTGCTTGATGTATTTCTAGGGTAATGTCTGTTAGTTCCATATTTAACCTCAAAAATAATTTTAAATTATCTCTATTTATCTATTGACGTACGTGACGTTCATGTGTTATTATTAACCCATCAAAGGAATTGAGGGAGGAAATAAAATGTTAGTTATCGTTAATCAGCCTACCAAAAAGGGAATTAAGACTATTTCGGGAAAACTTATTCAAGATGGGGCGACGGTGATTACGGCTGTTGTCTATGACTCTAAGGGCTCTTCGAGCATTAAGAGATTTCAAAAGTCAAAGGTCTCTAGCTATAGAATAGTTGAGGAGGCAATCTAATGGCGCAACCCAAAGTAAGACTTCCCCTCGATCTCACTATAGACGAATCACAGCGACTCGAATCTATCTGCAAATCCCTTGGTATTACTAAAATAGAATTTCTTAGAAGAGCTTTAGCTCAAGTAGAGAAGGAGGAAAAATAATGAAAATTAGATTCTGCACAGAACTTGATAAACTGCTGCACAAGTTAGACTATGCTAAAAATTTTAATCCAAGGAATATACCGTATTGGGAAGAAAGAATCGAGCATCATAAATGCGAATGCACCATCTGTCATTAAGCCACTCTTCGGAGTGGTTTTTCTTTTACATAGAAATAGCGCACCTGCTTTAGATGCGCTATTCAATAATATTATTCGATACTATTATTATATCACTTTGATATCATAAATGTTCTTGGAATTTATAAATCTATTGGCTCCATCAATCTTTTTTGTGTTGCCATCAAAACCAAGTAAAAAATCATATTATCCTTCCAGACATACCCTAGGCTTTGGCTAATGTGCATTTCTTCCGATACTCTACTTATCGGCTTATGCTGAAAGTAAACTCCATTCACTAAGGTTCTGTACTCCCCCGGCATTCTCCTCAACGCATCTTCTATGAGATCCGGCCACCCTGTTTCTAACTGTGCTAATCTCATTCCCTTACTCTGTGTTGTGTTGCCTATCTCTCCACCCGACACGCTCACATCCGGATAGTGTGATCCATTCATTATATCGTCACGCTGCTCATTTAGTGTCTTCATTTTTTGAGGATAGGAGTATAATTCAGTTTCGATTCTCCTCACTATTTGTCGTGATATAAGGGCCATACTAATCCCCTCATTCCCCCTGCTTGCCTACTGGCTTAGCAGGGATATATTTACTCCAAAGTTCTGATATTAGGTGATCTCTTTGTTTATCTGTCATGCCTATCTGCTCCTTTAGCTGCCACCATTAAGGAACATATCAGATATCCGCACATAGCCCCGAACATAACACTTAGTATATGACTCATTTGAGATACCCCCTGTCGTAAAGCTTCTGCCTATGGTCCCTAAGCATCATCTCCATGTCTATCCCATGTTTACTACACAGAGTATGAGCCATTGTTACTGCCGATTGAGCAACGTCAAACGCCTCCATAACCATGTTCATTTCTATATCTTCAACTATCTGCTCTACCGCTTTGTCCGACTCTCCACTTTGCTGATGCCCTTTGCCGATTAGCGCAAGTAATTCGCCTAATTCTTCGATGAGTTTATTGGTGCATCCCTGTACTGTAGGGGTTAGGTTGTTTAAGATGGGGAAGGTAATCCCTCGGCCACATGCAGACTCCCATTTTCCGTAACTCGTACCAGGCCCCTTGCACTCTCGACAGGGTAACTCTCGTAATGAAAAATCTTCGTACTTGCATGTTTTGCACAATTTATCCATTCGTCTTCTCCCCTTTTCCTACAGGCTTACACTCACGGCATGGCAATTCGATCAAATGCTTATACCGATGCTCACAATTTGCACACTTTTTCATATTACCCATCCTACTACTAAGTTTTTTGCGTTCCATCTCTCGATTAGCCATTGATCCCGACACCCTGTTACCTTCGCCAACTCCCTCATCATTGCAGAATACTCCGGGTAATATCTCTGCTGCCACGACTCCAAATAGGCCTGTATTTCGCTTTTCCCCTTCTTGGGGTTATGAATCTCAGTATGGTCATCATTGCAAACGAGAGCTACGTTTTCCATTCGCTGAATGTATTCTGGTCTATATCTTGTGCTTTGTTTAATTATGTGGTGGTGAGAATTAGCATTAACCTTTATACCCCTCATACCCATACACACCACACAATATCCTTCATCTCGTTCCTCAGCTTGCCTATACGCCTTTGCTTTTAGTTTTACTTTTACTGTGTTGTGTGATCCCTTTGGCTTACTTGGCTTTGGTTTTCTATTTGTTGGTTTATGCTTTGGCAAACTCAATTCATCCCAAAACAAATCTGTTCTTCTCCGCGTCTCCTCTACCGCATCAAATTTATAGGCTACTCCGTATTTTTTTCTATTCCATTTAGATTTTCGTTGTAGGGACATTGAACTATTCCCCCTTTATTAACTTGCTATCTAACCACACACCTCACACAATCCTTAATATTAAATCGTACTTACACTCTAATAGTTTACGTTTAATTAAAAATGACTCTTTTTTTGCCGTTGCAGGGCTTTTTACGTCTTCATACTCGATCCTTCCGTCTGGATACTCAACCTTGAAGTCTGCGAAATACTTGATAGCTATGATCTTTTTTCCGTCCTTCCTGCGGTATCCATCTTGAAGAATAAACATTGGTTGACATGAGAAATCCTTAACCCTTCCCATAGCCTTTAGTATCTTTAATTCACAGTATCTTTTTGACTCTTTTATCGAATCAAATTTTATTCCATCAATTACAGTTTTCTTTGCACCGTATTTACTCATGCTTTATCCTCCATGGCTAGAAGTGCAGCTAGGCATATGGCGTGAGGTGCTGTTTTTGAATCAACACTAAATAATCTTCCGTCTTCCATCTCGATACCGCACAACCAAGCTAATGAGTCAGGATATACCATCTGACCACAT